GCCTCGTAGGAGACTTTGGTGGCCTTGTCCGGCTCGATGATGAAGAGGCGCCCGTTCGGCCCAGGCCGCGCGCCATCGACGACTGCTGCGATGCGTTCGATGGCGGAATAGAGCACCATCGACTCGCCGTAATTTTTCGGGATGACGACCGCTCCCGGCATTGTGCTCATGAAAAGCTCCTTTTATCGCACCGGCGCCAAGCGGCGCACCGGCACGGAAATGTGATCGACGTGGGTTTCCTTGAAACAGTTCTGCTCGGCGTATTCGACGAGCGCGTAGCGTTCCGGTTCGCGGGCATCGAGCGAAACATCCCGCAGGTAGACGATTTTGCCTTGCCGCCCTTCGTGATCCCCGGAGATCACGCGCACGGTGTCGCCGATTTCGGCCAAGCGCACAGTTTCAGCCATGGATATGCTTCCCTCCGCGTTTGCGGGTGATGACGTGTGGGGCCTGCCCTGGATTGCCGCAGTGTTCGCCCTGATCTACGGGAATCGCCGGGTTGGTTTTCTGCACTTTGTCCACGTGCTCGACGAAGCGCAGGTCCGCGCCGTGGTGAATCAGTTTTTCGCCGGTATGGCGCGCCCGCTCAACCGAGACGAAATTTTCAATCTGCTTCGACGAAAGGGAATCGACGGCCGCAAGAACTTTATCGGTCGATTTCTGCTCATTCGCGGCCAGCACCTTCGCCGACGCTTTGTCTTTTTCCTGCAGGATCGGATGCCGCGCCCGTCCGGCGATCGCGTCCGCGTCTTCTTTCGGCGAGGACTTTTTCCACATGTCGTACTGCGTTTTCATGCGCTCGCAGAGTCCGGGGCGCGGCGGATCGAAGCCGCAAGTGCCGGGAATCTGGTGCCAATAGCCTTCGTCTTCGACCCAGCGGTCGATGACGTAGCCGAAGCGCGGCGAAAACCGCATCCGTAAGAGCGGCTCAACTTCCTTTTGCAGCTTCTTCGTCCAGCGACGCGCGACCGGGTTGTCGAGTCCCGCAATCAGCTCCGCCTTGCGCAGTTCGATCGCATTCGCCACTTGCGCGCGATCGGCCAGGTCGAAGACGCCGCCCTGGTCTAAGAAGCGTTGCATGGTGACGATCTCGACATCTTGTGTGGGAGGTCCAACGTGAGTAGTCATAAGTTGATGATAGGCCAGAGGGCCAGCCGGTTTGACCAGCCCTCCGGGTGTCCGCGCGGCAAAACAGATCCGCTTAGATCGTCGGCGGCGCCGTCTGGAAGTTCGCGGGCACTTGCAGGTTCTGCAGGCGTCCCCACGCGCTTCTCTGCACCACACCGATGTTGTGATACCAGCGCAGCAAGCCCGCCACTGCGTCGGCAATGCCGTTTCCGCCGATGATGCGCGTCCAGGTGCCCGCCTCGTCTTCTGCCAGACTGAGCGGGATCGCCTCGAATTTCTTCATCATTTCCGAGTCGCCGTGATAGATGCGATCGGTGCGGGCATCCTTGTCCTCGACCATCGGGAGACCCGCATAGTCGAAGACGTTGAAGCCCAGGTCCAAAGCCTTTTTGCCGACCTTGGCCGCCGGGCCTTCGTTGGTGATGTCGAAACGCAGCGTGGTGGTGGCGATGCCGACATACTGGTTGATCTGCGCCGAAGGAACGATGAAGATGTTCCCATCCACGCCGCCCCGGTTCTTCACGAACTGGCGCAACTGCTGCAGGAGCTGCGAGCTGAGCGCCCCGCCGCCGTTGTCGAAGAGATACGACTGCCAGGCCGGATACACGCCCGGATCGATGCCCTCGACCACGCCCGAAGAGTTAATCAGGTTCTGGAAGCCGTTGGCGGTGAACCAGCCGTCGTTCGCGACCGCGAACTGCGGATATTCGCCGGTGAGCGCGATGGCGTGTCCGGCGACCGCAGTCGCTGGCACGGAAACCACGCGCGTCGAATAGTTAATGGCGGTGATCTTCGTGTTCAGGAAATCCGCCACCCCGCCACCGACCGGAATCGAGTCGACGGGTTGCCCGACGCGCAGATAGATCGCGCCCGGCAGAAGTCCGGTGTTGTCCGCGGTGAAAGACGTTCCGGCAACGATCGGAGCCGCGGCCTGGGCGAGTTGCCCGCCCGGTTCCGCGCCGACCACGACGACGTTCACGTGCGAAACCGCGTCCTTCATGTCGAACTTGGCTTCGAGCGCCTTCGCCTGCATGAAGGCGCGCGATTCGCCCTTGGTGAGGTTCTCGGCTTGTCCGGTGATCACGATGGGCACGTAGAAATAGCGCAGCGTGACGGTGGCGTTGGTCAGTCCCTGGTTGCCCGCGGCGCCGACTCCGGTCGTTCCTTCCGGGCGGTAGCCGAGGTTCCAGTTCGGCTGCACGCGGGCGAGGAAGACGTAGCCGCGAATGCCGACATTGTTGATGGGTTTCCCGAATTTGGAGCCGTCGCCGAAAAGATTCATGACCGCAGGCAGTGTCGAGACCTGCTCCTGAATCGCCCCGTAGACGATCTTCGCGTCGGGTAAGTAAGTGGTGGTATCGACTGCCATGGGATCTCCGTTGAGAAATGAATTGAGAGTGTTTTCTCCCGCTCAACGGTGGGCGAAGTCCGTAATCGGCCCCGAGGTGACGAGCCTCCTGCTGCCGTCTGCGGTGGACGAGGCCGCGAAGCGTCCGAAACTTTTTCTTAAACGTATTTCGCGTTGATGAGCGCCGGGTTGTCGATCATCTCGTCAAGCGATGGGCGTTTCCTGCCCTGCTGTTGCTGCTGCTGGCCCTGGCCGCCGCGATTCCCCGGTTGCACGCGCGCCGCGGCTCTGCCGGATCGCGCCAGGAAATATTTGTCGAGCAAGGTGACTGCTTCACGCACTGCTTTCTGCACCGGCGCGGTTTTGCCCTGATACTTCAGATCGCGCAGCGCGGCGTCGTCGTATTTCAGGATCTCGCTCGCGGCGGAGGTGATCATGAACATCTCGTCCGCCGGGATGTTGGCCACGTCGATGCCTTCCTGCTTGAAAATCTGGGTTACTTCGGAATGGACGGTGCGTTCGAAAAGCGCGTTCGCTTCGTTGGTCGCTCTCAGGTTTTCGCGCTCCTGGATCGGGGCAAACACCTGCTGCGCGACTTCCGCCATCTGATCGCGGAGATCGCCGTTCTGATTCTGCTGCTGGCCGCCCTGCTGAATGCGCTGCACTTCATTGCGCAGGAAGTCCAGGGTGCGGACGGGATCTTCCGCCATCGCTTCGGCAATCTCTTCGTCAGGGTAGCCGAGCTCGCGGCCGATGGAAGCGACTTCGCCGTACACTTTCTGATACACGCCGGAGTATTGCGAGACCTGTTCCGGCTTGAGGTTCAGCCTTTGCCAGGGCTCGATCTCTCGCTTGATGCCTTCGTAGGCTTCGCGGAGTTGGCGGATGTTGTCGCCTCCGCCTTGCCCTTGCTGCTGTTGCTGCTGCTGTTGGCCGCCGCCCTGGCCTGTGTCCTGCGTCCCAGTGCCGGCGCCCGCACCTTGCCCCGCTCCCGTCGTTCCTGACGCGCCTGCGCCCGCTCCTGCTCCATCCGTCCCACCGCCGCCTCCCGTGAGAGCCGCAGCTCCCGCTGCGAACATGGTGCCACAAAACAGAAAGTAACTCAGTAAGTGCTTGATCACTTGTCTCCTCCAATGATTTCTTTCGCCAGTTTCCGTTTGCCGGATTCGGCGCCGTTCAAGAGCTCCTGGGCGTCGTGCCAGGGCAGGATGTCGTCGTCTTCCCAAGCGGCGCAGACCTGGCCCGCTCCGACCTGGTGCTGTAAGACGCGGCAGAAGCCGTTTTCCGAGTCCCACTTTTCGCCCGACTCGACCATGTAGTGATCGCAGTCGTCGCCGCCCTCGATGCCGCCACAGTTGCAGCCGCCAAATTCCGCTCCGACTTCCGGGCCGTTGATCCAGATCAAACCGAGCGCGCCCGGTTCTTTGTAAGGTTCGAGATAGCAGGGCGAGTCATTGGGCTCTCCGTAGTTGTGCTCCGAGCAGCACGGCCAGTATTCAATCGGGTCGGCTTCATCCTTCGACCCGACGACTTTCGCGACCATCACATCGGGGCCGAGAAGCGCGCAGGTTTCCTGTTTGGCATTGAAAAAAGAGCAGGTGTAGCAGCTCGCGGGTTTCTTGCCGAGCGCGTCGGCCGAGCACAGCATGACAGCACCGTCGGTCAGGATCGGTACGCCGTGGAAGTCTGGCAGGGAGCGGTCCTTGCGCATGGTGTTGACTTTCGGCAACTGCTCTTTGCCGTAGACCGGGAAGCCGCCGGGCTCGGTTCCGGTTTTCAGTTCATCGCGGCTCATCGGTAAGTGACAGTTACATCGGTTGCGGCGGCAGTGACGACGCACAGGCCATTGACGGTGGCTGCGTCGAAAGTCAGGGTTGTCGCTCCGGTGGCGGCTAACGCAGCTACGACCGCAATCGTTGTTCCGCCTGAACAGTTCGTAGACGAATCAATCACTGTCACCGTGCCCGGCGTGCCATTATTCCCAATGGTGACAGTGTGAAGAGTTCCCGGCGTGGTCTTCATCTGGGTGCTAGTCGCCGTCGAAATGTGCTTGTAGGTGAATCCCGCGATCACGAACGCGTTGCCCGGCGAAGTTACGTCCTGTCCCGCCTGTGGTTTCCATCCGAGCATTCGGCCGTAGAGCCTGCCGGTGCCCGTGGCGGAGTTAAAGTTCACGGAAATCCAAGGCTGATAGCCGAAAACGCTGGCCTGCCCCATCGTCGCCGTCGTCAATGGCAGAACCGTGCCGGGAGCGGTGTTCGCCCAGACACTCCACGATCCCGGAACATCGCCGTTCGACGGCGCCTGGTCGATTTCAATGGAAAGCGGCGTGACGCCCGAGTCCGTTTGGTACATGAGCGTCCAAGTGGTGCAGGTCTGATTGCGGTTGTCGTAGCCGACGATCCCGCTCGAATCCTGCGAGAGTGGCAAGCGTTGCGCGGACGCGGAAGTCGTTGAAGTGATCGTTCCGGCGACCACGTTGTAGACGAATCCGAACTGGCAGTCCGGCGCGGTGAATTGCGCGATCTGCGCGAAGGCGGGAAGCGAGAGCAGCAGGGAAAATAAGAAAATTCTTATGAGCTTCATGCGGGTGCTCCTGTGGCCGGTTGCGGCGCGGCTTTCACCGGCGTGGGCGGTGCGTTCTGCGGATTCTGGCCTTGCGCGTTCTTGCCATCAGTCAACTGCGCGGGCTTGCCGGGCGGTCCCGGCATCGGCGGCGGCGTCATCGCCTTCATGGTTTCCATGATGTGCTCGATCAACGCCTGCTGCGCCGGCGGCGGCCACTTTTTGAAGTCCTGCGACTTCGCCTGGTCTTTGTGGAAGTAGAGATGCACCGCCATGTCTTCGATCAGAGGCATGGGATGGATCTCCGGCGGGACGTAGGGTTGATTGGGCTGGCCCTTCCCCAGCTTGAAGGACTGGTTTTCCAGCCGCGCGTTGGTCGCGTCCTTGTTGAACGAGGCCATCATGCCGGTTTCGCCAAACAGCTCGAAGATTTTCTGTCGGATGGCCGGATCGTTCACGTCGAGGGCGCCTTTGTCGAAGAGCGTCATCAACTCTTGCCGCAATTCGTCTCGCGTGCGCGGCAAGCCGTGGTCGGAGGCGATCCAATCGACCGTATCGTCCAGGTCCGCCGCCATGAAGGCGCGGATTTCCGCTTCCTGGTCGGCGCCGACGATCGCCGCCAACTGCTCGAAGCTGAAGTATTTCTGCATGAACTTCACGTACTTGCGCAGGGTGTCGCGCCAGAAGTTGCGCCAGTTCCCGGAAGGCTTGTTGAACATCAACTCCGCCTGCGAGCGCATCTGCTGGATCGCCGACGCGGCCGTGACGCCGCCCTCTTGCTGGCCCCGGAAGGCGTTCACCGCCATAGAAATGTTTTGCAGCTCTTCGTGCAGCGAATCGCGCTGCTTGTAGATGGCCGGGTCGAGTTGCCCCGCGCCCATCCGATGCGGCGGCTCGCTGTCCGGTGTTACTTTTCGCCACTTGATGATCTTGTCCGCCCGTCCGGTGATGTCGGAGACGATGGTGTCGTTGTCCACGATCACGGGATCGACCGCTCCCACCATGGCGTGCAGTTTGATGAGCGACTCGTAGGCGTTCAACTCGCGCTGGATCTCGACCAGATCGAAGCTCACCGAGCGCGGAAAGAACAGCGTCGGCAGATTCAGGTAGCAGGCCATGGTCAGCGGGTGTTCGGGGAAGTCCCAGGCTTCGGTGTGTGCGGGCTTGTCGTTGATGATGACGTTGTAGAAGCCCTTCGGGAAATCTTTGATCTTGCCGGGCGGGACATACATCTCCAGCACCATGCAGGAATCTTTCACCTGGATCGTGCTCGACGAGTAGCCGGTGTACCAGAAGTTCAGCGCATGCTCATAGGTGACGGAGTAGCCGTCCGGCCAGATCGCGTCCGGCTGGGCGTCGTAGTCCCAGCGGAACCAAATTGCGTCTGTGGTCTGCCGCTGCGCCCAGAGGAAGTACGGCGAATTGTCCATGCCCGTCGCGCCCGGCCGAGGAAACGCTTGCAGGGTGTTGCCGATTTCGAGCGTCAACTCGTTCTCGACCACATCCTGCATCTGGGCTTGCCCGGTTTCATCGACCTCGGGTTGCATGGTCTCGGTTTCTTCCGGTTCGATGGGATTGCCGCAGTCGGGACAGAAATTTGGCGGCGTGCCGTCGCCCGCAGGCGAAACTTTATAGCTGTCGCAGGTCTGGCACTGGTAGCCGAAGGCCGGACCCATACCCATCTTCGGCGTCTGCCCCTGATTCGCTTTCTTGACGCGGATGATGGTGAACAAGCCGCCCGCGAGCACGAACTGCTGCGCCGCCGAGCCGACTTTATCTTCCTGCATCCCTTGCTGGTGCTTCAGCCCTTCTTTGACCACGGCGTAGGCGATCAACTGGGTGCAGATGTCGGCGACGACGTGAGCTTGCGGATCGTCCTGCTCTTTCGGGACGGCTTCGACTTCCGGCAACTGGTAGAAGTTCGAGGCGATGGCATCGACCGTCGGAGAGAAGCGGTTGACGCGCGGACGCGGCACCCACTCGTCGGTCGGCTGCTGCGGCTGCCACACCTTGCGGGCGTCGTCCCAGTCGATCCAGCTCTGGTTCGCGTAAAAGAGCAGCGTCTGCCAGATCGCCTGGTGGTACACCACGTAGGCGTTCTTCAGATCGTTCCAGCGGTCCTGGGTGAACTGCAGGGCCTTGTTTTGATCGACACCCTGCGCCTGGTCGTCCGCTTGCCCGGTTGGATCGGGCGCGGGGCCTCCGCCGAGAAGGCCCCGCACTGCCTGAAGGAGACCGCCCACTTAGTTGGGGTTACCCACGCAAATGTAGGAGAAAGTGTCTGAACTGGACGTCGTGGTGATGGTCAAGTTCGTGGCTGTCGGGAGCGCCTTCAGGGCTCCGTTGGCCGTCGTAGTTTGATCCGTCACCGTGCAGACAGGGGTGGCCTGAAACGTGGTAGAGAACGTGACCACGCAAGTCGTAGCCGACGATGCCGTGCAGATCCCAGCGGTCGAAGTCATCGTCCCAGCGCCTGCCGCCGTCGTTCCTGCCGACGCCTGATTCAAGTGTCCGCCGACATATAAGCCTGCCGGGAATGCCGCGAGTGGCCGGTTGTCCGTCAGCGATCCGTTGGCCGTGTTGCCGCAGTTGGTCGATCCGCAGACGATGGTATTCAGCGGAATTTCCACGCCAGGGACGGCAAACAGGACTGAAGTCGGCAGGCCGGCGACGTTGACGTAAGTGCCGCTCGACGCCGACGGGGATCCCGGCCCGGTGACCGCCTGCTTGGCGTAGAGCTGCTCCGTCTGCCCGTTCCACACCAGGAGATAGGTGTTATTGGCCTGCAGAGTCAGCGTGGTCTGCGCGATCATCTGCACCGACCCGTTGAAATAGATCGGGCCGCCCGCCACTTGCACGATGAAGTTCGAGGCGGGGTTGGTGACCGCGCCCGCGAGGCCGGTGGCGACGGTTTGCTGATACTGGTTGACCGGCCAGATTTGGCCGACGACGGTGACGACTTGCGCCCGCAGTTTCTGCAGCGGCGTGACGGCGACGATCACCGCGAGGATGGCGAGACAGACGGCGAAAGTGACAAGGATGCGATTGCGGTTCGTGGGTTTCACGGTGATGGTTCCTCCAGGTGGAAAAGGTTGTACTTACAAAAGTCTTAGCGAAGCTGCACTAACATCTGCACGTTCGAGCCGACCGTCGATTGCGCGGTGGTCACAATCCCGAGGCTCGTTCCGGCGGTGTACGTCGAACACTTCACGCGCCCGTTGGTGGTAGTGTCTTCGATCACGTACTGGCCGAGCGTGCAGGTGCCGGTGCCGAGCAAAGGCAGGGGCGTAAGGCCAGCGACTAACACGTTGGCAACGCCGCCCGCCGCGGGGCTGTTGAGCACAATTCCGAGAATCACGCCGCCGCCCGTGTCGCTGGTCGTCCCGACGACGACCGATCCGGCGTTCGAGGT